GCACTACCATTATAAAAACTTTGTGCTGCTGAACCAATTATTGTAGTTTCAAATGCGGGTATAGTCCAAGGTAATGAACTTGCTAAATTTGTTAAACTTGCAATTAATCCTTTTATAACTCCATTTTCTTCCCATACATCTATTACTATTCCACCACCTACTAATGATCCAACTATAGGGATGGGTCCACTTCCACCAGTAGAAACTAATGGTGAAGTTGGTGTTCCATTACCTGTAATTGTAACTCCATCTACAGCTACAGTTTGTAGACCCCCTAATTGTGTTTGAAGATTTGAAAACTGAATAGCTGTAGGTGTATAATGGCCAAATGCTAAAGACTGTTTTGTACCTATAGCAATAAGATCAGAAGGTGCAAGTTGAGTTTTAATTCTTTTACTTACAATAATATTAAAAAAGTTAGTTAAATTATTTAACATAATTAATTAATTGTATAAAGTTCATAGTATACATACAATGCGCCATCCCAGTTATTAACTTCAGCTAATGCAGGGTTAGCATTATAAAGATTAAACTCTAATCCATTTACAACTCCTGTAGAAATTAAATATGGAACAGCATTATCAGTTATAGTGTTTTTGTAATATACAGAATACTGTACGTATACGTTATCTCTGTTAGCTATAGTAAGGTCTAAATCTGGATTATCAATCAAGAAAGAAACTGAACTAGCATAAGCAGCATCAGGAGTTAAAGGAGCAGATGATCCCATACCAAGAATATCAATTATACCTTTAGGAGTATCTACTGTTACAACACTAGTTGCTGTAATATCTAACTCATAATGTTTAGTGTTACCAACATTTCCTGATTGCACTGCATCAGTTAATGTCATTGCATAAGTTTGATACTTATCTCCTCTTTTTGCAAATGTTGCATCAGCACCTAATGCTACTAAATCCGTTTCAGCATTATTTGCTGTTTTTTTAATTAATTGCTCTTTGCGTAAATAAAGCCAGTTTAAAATATCCATTACTCTTCTTCTTTAGTTATATTAACTTCAATGAATTTATTTAATGCTTCTAAAGCATTTATAATATTAGCTGCTTCAGAAAGATTAAATGCACCTTTCTGAGTAGCTTTATCTAACATATTTTGAATATATGCTAATGCTTTTTGTTCCATTATACGTTTAATAATTGAATTTTATAAGAATTAGGACCAATATCAACTTTTATAAATTTAGCTGCTGCAGCACCTGCGGTAGTAGTAGTAAGAGAATCTGTAACTTCTAAACTATTCAAAACACCATTAATACCAAAATAACTTACACCACCAGGTACACCACTATTAGTCCATAATCTTAATGTTTTTCCTGGATCATCAATAACTAAAAATGAGTTATTACCTGAATCATCATAATCGCCAAACATGTATCTACTATTAGCATAGTCTAAATAAAAACCTTTATCTTCAAGAAAAGAAGGAGTAACTTGGTATCTTGTGCGTAATGATACACTGTCATCCCATAAAGAACTATCAATAAATTTAAGACCATCTGATACAGGAATAACTTTACCACTGTTAACAATAGATTCTACAATATTGTCAGCTAATACTTCAATTGGCTGATTACTATATTGCCATACAAAAGGGAATAAAGGCATAATTTCTAATTTTAAATTAATATATACTTTAATATACAAAATATTTACATAAAAACAAAATCCCCAGGATTATTTCCCAGGGATTCTCTTACCTAAACGTGCCCAAAATTAAAATTGTACTTTACATTACAAATGTATAATAATATTTTATAATCTATCTATTTTTCTTTGCAAATATACCATAGCTTTTTGCAAATCTTCTTTTACTTTAGTAGGATCTTTAAGTTCACATCTTCTGATATACTTAATAACATTACCTAAGTAAAAGTCTTTATCTAAATTCCATGCTTCTAATACATTAAATACTTCATAGACATTATCTTTACCACCATAGTGATCTGGTCTAATTGAATCTTTAAGTTTTTCACTAGATGAACTAACCCAACTATTATAAACATCAACAGCAGAAGCAGTTCTTTTTCCAGCATCTCTAGAATCAAAGTCTTCTTGTGTTATATTTACCATATAATAGCTACATCACCTTCATTTAATACTAATCTTACAGTACCATCAATATCTAATTTTTCAGAATGTTCTAATGATGAGTAAGGAATATATACCATATCTCCTTGTTTTATATCTTCACATTTATCTCCTACTGCAAATACTTCTAATTTTAACCATGCTTTCATTGCATCATACATGATTGCATCTTCATCTTTTTCACTTAACTTAAGTGCTGATTCTTTTCTTGCAGGGACATTAATAATAATTCTTCTTCCTCTTAATACTTTAAACGGGTGACTCATAATTTATACTTTAAACGTTAATACTTTTACTACTGCCATTTGAGCATTTAGGATTTCACCTATTGCATGATCAAATAACATACTCTTTACTGCAGATCTTTCTTCTGCATAATTTGTTTTTAAAATCTCTGCCATCTCAGCACACATTTCTTTTATCTTTAATACTGTTGGATCCATTTCATTATCCTTATCAGTATCAGATAAACCTATAAGTTGTTTCCCAAAAGGAACAATCTTAATTTCATTTACTTCCATGTTCTCCATGACTAATCTATTATACTATGAATATATACTACTTTACGGCTTATAACAACACCTTCATCATTTTTGAATTCTCTAATTCTAGAAAGTGGTATTGTTGTTAATGCTTCTGCTATTACATAACTCCCATCAGGATTACGTTGTTGTGTAGTAACTTGTAATACTACTGAGTTACCAGTTTGCATAGCTTTAGTTGATTTCATCCAACCTTCTTCTTTAGAAGATGCTTTTGATATTAATACAAATGTTTCACTATCTCCCCAAAATTCAATGTCTTTTACATTTTCTTTGGCATTAACTGTGTCTATATTATTAAATGTTTTTTCCATTATTTACTTTTTTACTTATACGTTTACTAGTTATAGGTTCTTCTGTTCTTGGAACTGCACCTTTACTAATTTCAAATTTTACTTCATAATATTCTGGAGTAAACTGATCAAGACCAATACCCAAACAAAATTGAGTTTGGACAACTTTAATCTTCCATTTATCTCTAATAATATGGGATACTTTTATCATATTACTTCTTCATAAGTAAGTAAAAAGATATGAGGTTTACATGGATAAAATTCTCCTTTAATACCCTTAATAATATAATCTCCTACTGTAGCATTCATAGTTCCTTCAAGAGTAGCTACCTTTAATAGAACTTCATCATTATGATTATATGTAAAACAACAATCACAGAAATCAAGTATCTCAGTTATGTTATCACCAGTCCATATAGTAGTTTCTATAACCACTGGTTTTTTTCTATAATGCAACAACATTATGCATCATAGGTTTTAGTAGTAGATTCTTTTGAAGGCTTAACTTCTTCCATTTGTCCCCCACTAAGTATATTCATCTTAACTTGTTCTATGATACCTATTAATAAAAGTGGACTAACATTGTTATCATTATCAACTTTTACTTCAATGCCTTCATTAGCATGCATTACAATTTGTAAAATTACTTTCTCTTCCATTTGGTTTTTTTTAGTTTATACAAATATAAGTATAAAAAAATAAACTCCAAGTTTCCAAGGAGTTTATCTTCAAATCAAAAAAAAAAGAAAAGTATTAACCTTATGAACAAAGCTAAAACAAATATAATATAAATATTTAAATCAACGGTAAATATTTAATAATATTATGTTTGTCCAGATTATGACGGTAAGCATCACTGTATAAAAAACCCATGCAGTTTCTAGCCGTCACTAGTCTTACATGGGGGTTTGTCATAGGTTATATGTTTTTCTAATAAGGCCTGCCGGCACCATTAGATAAATACAATTTCCCTTACACAGAAAAAGACCTAAGCTGGGGCTGTAGCAGAACAGTCTCAGGTACTGTTGGTGTAAATATAATATTTTTATGTGACAATCTGTAAAGTATTTCCTTTACAATATGTAAACCAAAAAAGGTACTATAATATAAATACATTTTTTGGTATATTTTGGGTTGGTTTTTTTAGATATATATTGGGGGGTGGTGGACCCTCCACTCAAGACCCCCCGTCCCCATCCCAATCTGGGGTACCCCCTACCTTTTCCTATCATCTTCTAACTTCTATCAGTATTAATCTAAAAAAAATATCATGCTAGAAGAAAGATGCACATGTGGAGATACTGATGTTACTTACTATCCTGATGAGAATCAGTCAGAACCTAATTGCTGGGTATGCTATGCTCATAAGGAATACTCAAGACTATCTATTGATGATAGTGATGTGTAGTAGATATATAGGGACTATGTCCCTTTATATTCTTTCTTCTTTTCATCTTCTAACTTATATTGAATATTAACTTAAAACTAAAGATTATGGAAAATATTAAAGGTATCTTAGGATACAACAAGGTAAGCATTACAACTAATGCACGTAACATTCACGTGAACGTGAACTGTGAATCTGAACTTATTAATGCAGGTAAAGAGTTAAATAAATTGAAGCTGAACTTCAATTTATATAGTGACTCAGATGAACAGTATCCATTAGGTTGGATATTATATTGCGACTACCCAGATAGGGTTATGTCTACAATAAAAGCTGTTCTTTGTACTGAAGAAGAATTCCAACAAGGCAATATTAATGCTTTGCCTGCATTCTTTGGATATGCTAAATAAAGAGTTACACCTTCGGGTGTTTCTCTTTTTTTATTCTTTCATCTTCTTACTATTATTGTATTATAATGTATTAGTTGACCTAATGATACTATCATTATAATATTATGTTTCCCTTATTGCTTTGGGACAAGGACATTGAGGTAGCACTCCACCATTAGAGAGAACTATATGTTCTCTCTTTTTATTTTTTATTCATCTTATAACTAAGTTTAAATTAAATTTAAATACTATGGGACAAAACTGTTTATGTGCACTTGGTGATCCAAACCATTGCTCATCTTGTAGTGAACTACAAGCTGAATATGATACTCATTGCCTTGAAATGCAAGATGCATATTTATGGCATAGAGAACAAGAACAACTTGAAATGTGGATTGATAGACAAGGAGCTGACCAATAGCTCTTTGTTTTTCTTTCATCTTTATACAATTATTGAGAATAGTTTCAGGAGTCTAAAACTCTAAGGTAAGTTTTATTTGTTTTGATAATATACAAAACATCTTACATAATTCCTGTACTGAAATTATTCTTTTATTTTTCATCTTTCCACTATTGTTGAATTTAAAATTTAAAATTATGTTAGGAGTATTTATAGTAGATGAAGTAGAAGGTATAATGATTTTATTAGGACTTAATCCTAGTAAAGAATATCTTAATGCTGTTGAGAATCTACCTCAAGAAGAAATCATAGCTGTTAGAGATAGCTATGCACAAGAGTTTGAAACAATGACAGGTAAGAATATACTTGTCCTATAGATATAGACTCCCTTAATTGGGAGTTTATATTTTTAATATTACTCACTTAAATTGAATACAATGATAGTAGAAAAAGTACAGTTAGAGTTAACCTGGGTGGAATACACTAAGCTACTAGAAGTAATAAAAGCTAGCTTAGATACAACACAAAAGTATAACCTATATAATAAGGTGTATACTAATAGGAAAGTAATAAAGATACATGAGCCTAAATAGCTTGTGTGTCTTATGTTGCTTTGTGTTGGCTACGCGTCTTTATTTTTCATCTTCTAACTAATATTGATTTATTTATTTATTTAACTTAATTTATTTATTATGAGTGTATTTTCTGAAACAATGACTTTAGACCAATTTGGTGCGTCTAAACAATTAAGCTCTTTGGATTTAATCAACAATCCAAAAACAAACAAGGTATTTGCTAAATTCTCTAATGGAGAAACTGCAAGATTAGCCAATGATGTTACTGACTTAGACGGAGATTTATCTGTTAGTTGGTTTAGTCCTGAAGATGGGGACGCATCTTGGATGATTCACCGTACAGGTGCTAGTGCTAATGTAGTTGCAACTAAGTCCTTTGGGAAAGTTGCTGTACCTGCAGCATTTGAATCCGCATTCTAATGATATTGCACTTACATAGAAATATGTAGGTGCATTATTTTTTAATACATTGTATTTTTGGCTGCGCGTCTTGTTCTTTCATCTTTTAACTATTGTAGGTTTGTATTAATAGTGTGATATATAAGCCTCTCAGCTAGAGGGAATATATTATATACTCTCTAGGGGTTCACTACCAAACGGTGTAAATATTATTTAAATATACTTAGTCAGCTTTAATAAGATATAGTATGGGATTAAATAATTTTGTCTCCACCGTGTGTAGCATTGGCATTTTCCTCAGTGTTTATGCGGGTACTATGTATAACATGGGAGTTAAAATGTGTGTGAATAATGGTGGGAGAAAAGCTATCCAACATATTA